AGACAAATGTATCCCGAAGTCCTTAGTGATTTCACAGATTCAAGTGTTGGTGCAATGCTTATCGATTTAAATGCTGGTGTGACTAATAATCTTAGTGTTAATACAGATAGGGCATTTCAGGAAACTCAACTGGAATATGCTCAACAAAGAGCAAGTATTCTGAACATCGCCAAGAATATGGGATTCAATATTCCAGCACGTAGACCGAGTGTTACTGTTGTTGACTTTAGTGTTGTTGTTCCCGTACTCGGTAATGCTCCTGATGCCAATTATTATCCTGTTTTGGGAAGCGGTGCACAAGTACTTGGCGGGGGTAAAGTATTTGAAACACAATCGATTATTGATTGGAGTACTACACTTAGTAGTCTTGGTGATCCTAACCGTAGTATTATACCGAATCTTGACACAAATGGTATTCCAGTTACTTACACTATCACAAAGAGAGAAGTTGTTATTAATGGTGGGACAAGTATTTTTAAAAAGATCATTAATACCACAGATATTATTCCGTTTTATTCATTTACATTACCAGACCCAGATGTTATTGAAATCGAAAGTATAATACTTTTAGAAGGTACAAATATCAGCACAACACCTACCACTGGTGAGTTCAATGATATTAATAATAAATATTTTGAAGTAGATTATCTGGGTCAACAACGTGTTTTTATTGAAGATGGGTTGGCTTCAAGCGCAAATACCACAACAAGTAATATAAAAGCAGCGATATGGATTGATGTTACGAAAAAATTCATAAAAGAATTCACACCCAAGGGTTATTGTAAATTAACTTTTGGTTCTGGTGATAGCGATGTAAATGCATTTCAAGACGGTTTGTTAAAAGAAGGTGTTAGTAATCGTTCTTTTCTTGAAAATTTTCTAAATAATACGGCTCTTGGTGAAAAATTAAAGTCGAATTATACCTTGTTTGTTAAATATAGAACTGGTGGTGGGGTTGCTTCTAATATTGGTTCTGATGTTCTGACACAACTCGGTTCATATAATTTAAGGGTCATTGGTTCTCGTCAAGACCTGAATCAACAGGTTCAGAGAAGTCTAATAACAACAAATCCAATTCCAGCAATTGGTGGTAATGATGGATTGAGTACTGAACAAATTAGACAATTGATTAAATATAATTTCAGTGCTCAACAAAGAGATGTAACACTTACTGATTATCTATTACAGATATACAAGATGCCCGGGGAGTTTGGTTCACCATTTCGTGCAAATGCATTCAAAATAAATAATAAAGTGGTAATTCCAATTCTGGGAATCAGTGCTGATGGTAAGTTAAATAATACCAGTAATTCACTGTTGCAAACAAATATTACCGAATACCTGACACAATATAGAATGGTTAATGATTATATTGAAATTAAAGATGGTAAGATTTTTAATCTAGCATTTGAAATAGATATATATGTTGAAAACACCTCAAATAATCAGATTGCAAATAGTGTTATTTCATTGGTTACTGACTCACTTGATATTAATGATCATGAAATGAATCAAGATGTTTTTCTTGGTAGACTTCAGAAAGAGATTTTGAGTGCAAATGGTGTAATAAATATTATTGGTATTAAAGTGTTTAATAAAGTTGGTGGTCAGTATTCAAGTAATACCATCATACAACCAATATCAAATACCAGTACTGGTGAAATAAGTATAGAGAATAACACTATTTATTCATCACAGGATTCGATGTTTGAAATCCGTTACCCTGAGAAAGATATTAAAGTGTTATTGAGAAAGAGTGTTACTTAATGGAAATATTGAAAAAAACTATATTACAAGCGGTAACTACGGAAGAAATATCATGTACAGGTACTACTGGTACATGTCATATAATAATTCCTGATACTGGTGTAACGTATTATCTTAAAATCGGATTAAAACAACTTGCTCATGATTTTGGTTTTTTTGATGCATATAGTGAACCACCAGAACCAGTACCACCAGTACCACCAGAAGAAACGTTTTATCTGGTGGATAGTGCTGGGAATATATTTTATGACCCAGATGATGACAAAAATTTTATATATGAATAATTATGGCAAATAAAAAACTTTTTGAAGACTTGATGTTAGGAACACCTGAAGATGATGACAAAATTGCATATGGTAAGGTTGGAAGTGCTTATAAAAATATCACCTATGGTGATTTAAAAGACTTAATAATAGCAGCAATACCACCAAATCCTGTATCAGTATTGTTGACAAAAGTTTTTGAAATCGGAACATGGAATATGAATGATAGTGCTGGTGGTGTTGATTATAAAATGGTCAGTGTTCCAGATTCAATATTAATTCAACCAGCACTTATAAGAAAAATTAATGTTATTATAAAAAGAGATGGTGTTGAAGCATATAGTGATTTTCTTTCGGTTCAAAATGGTACGGCTAAAACCGTTCCATTAATACAAATTGGAAGACTTACTATGACCACTTTCATCACATTAACGAGAAATGATGGTAGTTTTTATGATGCCACTGAATATGGTAATGGAAGCACCAACCGTGGATGGATAACTATTGATTATATCAATCCAATTAGTTAATAAAATATGAAATTGGAATATTGGATAAAGTAATGATATAATGATAACAGGTATAACAGATAATAGTAGATTACAGGAATTGCGTAAGTACGTAATTACACCTGTATTTGCTGATCAGTATGTTAGTGGTGGTAATTGGACAACAGATGGTGTTGATTACCCCAATTCAGATTCTGGAGTCAGTGTTACTTATTATATTGGTGGAATTCAATATGTTGATAATTTAACAGGTACTACTTCTGGGACAACATTTAATTACACGGCAAACAACACTGAAAATTTTATTGACGAATCATACATAAAAAACCAAAATAAAGAAAAAATAATAAGCAACCCTAAAATTAATGACGATGTATTTATAACCAGAGGTGAATTATCAGCATTTAATAAAAATTATAGATTGGAATTCATTAGTAATCTAGTTGACTTAACCACATATGCTGGTGGAAGATATTTTAATATAATAAATAACACATAAGATGGCAAATGGTATTTTTGGTATAACAAGACCCGCAGATGTAAGCGTTGATGATATCGATGTTTATTATAATTATACACCTAACAGGGAAACGCTTAATAACAATATTTATAAATTAAACTCTTCTGAGATATTATCGGAAAATGAATTACCTGAAGAAGAACAAATTGTTGGTGATGAGAATCTTTTAGAAGGTCTCTATAATCTAAGACTACCAGCAACCGTTTTTGGACAATTAGGTATCTATACAATTTATCTCAAACCGAAAAAAGTTAATACAACCATTGTTGATTGCAGTGTATTGTCATCGTTACCAAGTGTTAAGGGAATCGTTCTCGATGCTAATCAATTACCTGAAGGTCTGAGAGCAAATAATGCATTACAAGGTTATCGTATCGAATACATTGATTCTGCAACTAATAATAAAATAAGAAACGTTGTTCGTTATGTTGTGACAGCAAATAAAGTTGTTCCAGTTAGCGAAAATGTTGGAAATACGAGTCAGAAAGCAATTAGATACAGATTTGATGATACAGGTACATTGCATTTCGTACAACTAACTCCAAGTAGTTCAAGTGACGTGAAACCAAACGCATCTCCGTTTATCGGTAATCCTGACCAGATGATTTTGATTTCAAATACTTTCTTTTCGCCACTTGTGATTGAAGTCGATATGGTTCAGAACACCATTGATACACTCAGTAATTATGTGGCTGGTGAACAAATTAAAGACGTAGATAATGGTATTCTAACGTATTACGACCAAAATAGAGTAATCACAAGACAATTCAATATCTACGAAATCAAGGACGATGTTAACGATGTTCCACTATATGAAGTTAAGGAAAAAAGAACAAATATTGATGAAACACAGGATTTCAATGATGTTATTGATGATGTTCAATAAGATATTTAAATAAAAATCAAAAAATCCCAATCCGTGAATTGGGATTTTTCTTTTTATTGTATTTATAGTAAATCATAAGGTGTGGCAAAGGTAAAAGTTGTAAAAACAAGTCTTAATGCGAATTTAAATGGGGAATATTTTAACGATACGCCTTCCAATACAATATTTTCTTTCGGTAAGTTTTTTGTTACGACAAACTTTGATAACAAAACAACAATTAATTACACGAATTCCCTAAGTTCTTTTGTTCGTTCCGTTACATTGGAAACTATGGGTGTTTCAGAAACTCAGTCTGAGATTATTCAAACGTATACAACAAATGCAGTACTTAATCTCGATAAATCTAATTTAAACACTTTTGTTAGGTATGGTTCGGCATACGAGTTTCTTAGAGTGTCGATTCAGAACATCATTCTTGCGTACCCGGGCTCGTTATTCTGTAATTCACAAATAATCGCTGGTGGTAATCCGACATATGTGGAACTCAGTTATGACGTGGTTTCAAACATATCTACTTTCTATGTTCCAACAGGTGCAACCGTTAATACTTTTGGTCTGGTTTTCAATAATGGTAATACAAGTATGCCTGATGATGTCGAATTGAAAAACCTCAATGAATCATATGATAAGTACGTGATTTGGTCAAATCTTGAACCTAATATCTTATTTAAAATAGTCGGTTATACTGGAAATACAATAAATAGTGCTGCATTATATACTGGAGCTACTGGAAATACGTTTAATATTAAAGATTATTTAAAACTACAGGTTGAGGGTAATCCATTTGCATTAATGGGAACAGGAACAAGTGCCAATCTTGATTATCATATCAGACCAAATAACGTTACTTTTGAAGAGTTTAGGGCATTACTTAATAGTTATGAAAAAAATATTGTCTCACAAAGAGTGAGTACTGATGGTTTTAGTTTTACCCTAAAAGATCCAACCCTACTTGAAGACGGTAAAATTATATATAGTGATTCACAGATGCTCTGGGCAACTGGTGATAAATACAATATCGATATTAATACATCGACTTATCAAAAATTTTTGAAAATCGTACTGACAATTGGTGCTAAATATGATAAAATAAAAACGGATTTAATTGCGAGATTCCTGACCCCAACCTCACTTAAAACATATGACTTTACTGAAGAAGGTAAAATATCTAAACTTTTAAGGGTGTATGGGAGAGAATTTGATCAAATCAGACAATTTATTGATTCCTTAGTTAATATTAATAAGGTGACATATGATAAATTAAATAACATACCAGATCAATTGATTAAAAATATGGCAAATACCTTTGGGTGGGACTATTTTTCATTGGTGAATGAAAAAGAACTGGTTAAAGGGTTTCTAACTGTTGATGATATTGAGAGAGATTTAAATGAAGACATATTGCCAGCAGAAATCGATGTGGAACTCTGGAGAAGAATTATAAATAATACTAGTTATTTTTGGAAATCTAAAGGTACTCGTCAGGCGATTAAATCAATGTTTTTATTAATTGGGATTCCCGAACCATTCATCAATATCACGGAATATGTATATACTGTTGATGGTAAGATTGACCCAAATACCGTAACACTAACTCAAGCCGATTTTCCAAGTAATTCACTACCATATGATAATAGTGGATATCCTGTTGCACCATTGGAAACCAATGATTTCTATTTTCAACTCAGTGGTAATAGTGATAGTGGTCAAGCATATCTTGATGTATTCCGCTCGGCAGGATTTAGTTTTAAACAAATACCTGATAATAAAAAATCTTGGATTCAAACAGGTAGCACAACAAGGGTTCATAACAGTACCCCACAATATTATCAGGAAGACAGTAAACTCGTAATCAATACTAAAGAAGTTGATATTGCACTTGATACTGCACGTGGTATCGAATATGATGTATATGAGTATATCCAAAAAGATTTCGCTGTGAATTCAAGTGGTTATACATTACCATATTCTTACGTGAATATATCGAACATACCACAAGAAGATAGCAATAAATTTACATTACCATTCACATATAATCATCAAGGTGATTTTGAGGTAAGATACAACGGTATTTTACTAAATGCACCAAGTACAGGTAATACAACTGGAACAACATCAGGAATTACATACCAAGCAGATTATGAGGTAAGTGGTAATTCATTTACTATATATGAACTTAGTGGTGGAACACGTGCCAGTGATGTGATTCAAGCAACATTTATTAATTCTGGTGGAACTGCTGTTACTGGAATCACAGTTAATTATATCGTAACACGTGTTAACGCAGAACTAAGTGGAACATATGTTCCCTTACCAAGTTACCCACGTGGTGATGTTCAGTTGACTATTAATGGAATAGCACTTACTAAAGGCACATCTCAATTTGTTGCAGATTATATACTTGACCCAGCAAACTCAACTGGTGGAACAAATCAAATAATTATTCAGAACCCCGATGTTATTGCATATCTGAACCAGAACCCCGATGTACAGATTTCATATGTTGATGTACAGGGAAGTAACGATATTAATTTAAGAAGTGAAGTTATCAGGGTTGATAGTTTTAGTAGTAGTAAAATTTATTTCAATAATAGTGCGAACAAGTATGTTTATAAACTTAATTATAAAATAAATCAGGCAAGTGATGTTAAATTCTTAATTAATGGAATTGCCTTAGAACCAATTACAGATTATAACGTTAACGTACAGAATCTCTATGAAGTGTTCTTACCAAAAGG